GCCTATTCGGCAACCGTTCACCCGTCCTAATCAGAACGCGCAATGACGATAGAGACAACAACGCAACCGGCCGCCGAGCCGCTGGACATTCAGGAAGTGAAAACTTTTTTGAATGTTACCAGTAATGACCACGACGCTATGATCGAGTTATTCGTGAAGATGGCGCGGGAATGGGCGGAGCATGTCACCGGGCAGGCGTTGTTGTCTCAAACCGTCAAGCAGTATTGGGACGAATGGCCCGAAGGCGTTTTCGACCTGGGCAAAAGCCCGGCAACGTCGGTTACTTCAATTCAGTACATCGACGAAAACGGCGCTACGCAAGCCTGGGCGGCAACGAATTACACGGCAGACCTGAAAAGCACACCGCCGCGAATTTTCCCGACCGAAAACGCAGATTACCCGGCATTGGGCAAATATCCTAATGCTGTTATCTGCACATACGTCACCGGCTACGCGGCACCGCTTAACGTGCCGGCTCGAATCAAGGCGGCGATGTTGCAGGTAATAGCCTTCTTGTACGAAAACCGGGAAGACATACCCGTTAACGGTGTTGGCGGTTCTTACCGGGTCCGTTCGGCGGAGGCGATGATTTTCAACAACCGTATCCGGATCGTGTAATGGAAAACCTGTCTAAGATTCTGCCCGACATTGCCGCGCTGGATACGAAGGTTGAACTTCAATCCTTCACGACGGCAGCCGACGCTTACGGGGGATTGACAAAGACATGGACAACATACGCAACCGAATGGGCACGAATCGAATACAGCGCAACCGGCAGCGGGGAGGATTACGACGGACATATTAATCTGTCTGTTTTGCGGATTCAGTTTACGATTCGCTGGCGCGATTCTGTTACGGTGAAACACCGGGTTTTGTACGACAGTGAATACTACGATATTAGGAAAATAGAGGTATTGGGCCGCAGGCGGTTTTTGTTAATAACGGCAGATAAAAAATTGTAAAGCGATGGCAAATAAGAGTTTGGAACAAGAAATAGCGATACTTCAAAAAAAGTTATTCGCCATTTCTGACACGGCAAAAAAGCAGTCTCAAAACGCTTTTAAGCAAGCCGCACCTATCCTTATTTCCGCCATTCAGGGCCGAGCCGCAGAAAGCGAAAAATCGCACTATCGTTACAGCACGCCGAAAATCAGCAATAAACTACGCGCCCCTAACGGCATGGGTCGCATTGTGGCAACGTACATGCCGGGAAACCTAAAGCGATCAATCAAGGCGCTTATTTTCCGGCGCTCGGCGGCAATATTCGTAGGGCCGAAACTGGATAAGCAAGGCAGCGGCGGCACGTTCGCCGGGGGCCGTGTTGATGGGTACTACGCGCATTGGATGGAGTTTGGAGCACCGGAGGCGGGCATACGCCCTTCTCCGTTCGTAAAACCGGCCGTTGACGCGGTTGGCAATACGGTGCTAAAGTTTTCAGCCGAATTGCTAAAACGTGAAATTGAAAAAGCGGCAGTCAGATGAATGTATCCGGACCATTAAAAACACTGATCGGGGCCAACAGCCCGGCAAATACGATCATGGGCGGGCGGATATACCCGGCAGTGTTAGAGCAGGAAACAGCATACCCGGCAGCGGCGATTAATACGCTGTCGATTCGGCCTACAAACAGCAAAACGGCCGCTTCGACATTGGACCGGGTAACGGTTCAAATAGACGTGTACGGAGAGACATACGCCACGACGGCGGCCGCAGCGGCGGCAATCCGCACGGCATTGGATTACAGTAGTTCCGGCAGTTTGGGACACATCGAATTTGAGGGACAAAGCGACATGTTTTCAGCAAAGCCGGAGATATTTCGCATAATGCAAACGTATTCAATCGGTTATAAATGAAGCGCATAAAGGTAAAGTTTCTGAAAAACGGCGGGCAGTACGGGTACTCCACGAAAGCCGGCGAAACGGCGCACGTTTTTGATTCTGACCTTGAATACCTCGTTGCAAACGGCGTGATCGAAGCCCCCGAACCGGAAATAGTTGAAACGGCGCAAGTATGGCCACACCTGCAAAAGCGCGGGTTTTTCGCAAAACTAAAAGACCTGTCCAAATGAGAAAAATATTGCTGCTCCGTGACCTAAACGCCGGGACATTATCGGAGAAAAAAGCGGGTTGGTGTGTGGAGTGCTCCGACGAAACGGCGGCCAGGTTGGTAGGATACGGAGATGCAAAGTACATGCCGGCAGACGCGCCGCTCAAAAAAGGGAACCTGCAATTCTACTCAAATTGCACCCCACTAAGCCCTGAAAAAATAGCCGCGTTGAACTTGAAAAAAGCGGACGCGCCAAAGGATTAGAACAAACAAACACAAACACTATAAAGAATAACAGGAATGACAACGGGCACAGTTAATTCAAAACTACTCAAATTGCAGGTCGCAAACGACGGCGCTACGCCCGTAACGATTACCTGCCAAACAAACGCCGAACTGACGATCAACAATGAAATGTTCGACGTTACCTGCAAAGATTCCGGCCAATGGAAGGAGGTTTTGCCGGGCATGACATCGGCAACCATTTCCGGGGAATTATTCGTCGCATACGACGCCACGAATGGCCACGACGAAATTTTGACCCAGGTCATCGCCCAAACCCGCGTGAACTGGATTTTTGGCACCGGCGTATCGGGCGACACGAAACTGTCCGGCGATGGGTATTTCACATCGGCCGGCATCACATCCAGCGGCCAAAACGAGGGCGTAACCATGTCCTACGAAATCGAGGTCAGCGGCGCAATCACGCAGGGCACATTCTCTTAATAATCTGAAACAATATGACCACATGGGTAAAGTTGGGCGGCGTTGAACGCCCTGTTTGGTTTGGGTATGAAGTGGCCTACACTTACGAGGCCCAAACCGGCGGCAATTATAACGAACTTCTTTTCAAGGTGGCTGAAGACATAGACAAGGCCGGGCAGGCTATTGCAGATAACGACATTGTGCGAGCCGGCCTTTCGATGCGGATAAAGCCGTTGTCCGACCTTGTTTATTTCGGAATGAAATACGCGCACCGGAAAGAGGGCATGGAGTTCAATCTTGACGTTGAAGAACTTGCCGGGATGCTTTTTGCCGACAATAGCGCCGTTTCGGCCTGCATTACCGCCATATTCGATTCCCTGCCAAAGCCGACGGGCGAAGATGCGGCAAAAAAAAAGGCATTGGCGACCACGACAGCCCGCCCCGGATCGACTGGCAAAGCCTTATCGAAACGGCGGCCATAATCGGCATGACCGAGCGGGAATTTTGGGACAGTACGCCGCGTTGGTTTGATGCGAAAGTGACGGCGTATGACAATAGGATGAAGTACGATTTTGAGCGCTTGCGAGTATCTACATTTCTAATCTGCTCCCCTAATTTGAAGAAAAACGCCACGTTAGACCGCTTTTGGCCGTCCCCCTGGGCAGAGAAAAAAGTAATCGAATGGCAGCCGGTAGACCCGGCCGTATTGGCGAATTTTAACGCGCACGCGGACGCCGAATTTGAGCAGATGCGGCAAAGAAAGAATTAAAAGTGCATGGCAACAATCAGCGAACTTAACGTAAGGCTCGGACTTCTCTACAAGGACTTCGACAGCAGCCTGAAAAAGGTAGAGCGCGACCTGGAGCGTTCGGGCCGTAAGTTTTCGCAGTTGGGCAACGACCTTGCGCTGTCAATTTCTTTGCCGTTGGCGGCATTGGGGGCATCGGCAATAAAGCAAGCCGGGGAAATCGAATCGCTGAAACTTGCAATGACGTCCACATTTGCAGCGGCCGGGCGAAGTGCATCGGACGCTACAAAAGAGGTAGAGGCGCTACGCCAGGCGGCGATGGCACCGGGCTTGGATTTTGAGCAGGCGGTACGCGGGTCCGTTCGCCTACAAAACGTCGGATTTTCAGCCGAACAATCGAGGGAGACGCTGGTGCAATTGGCAAATGCCATAGCCCTAACAGGCGGAACAGCGCAAGAACTTGACGGCGTTACCCGACAATTTGCGCAGATCGTTTCTAAGGGCCGGATATTGCAGGAAGATATTACGATTCTTTCTGAAAACATGCCTAAAATTTCGTCTTTGATGAAAGACGCTTTTGGCACGGCTAACGTGGAGCGGTTACGGGAGATGGGCGTCACCGGGGAGGAGTTTGTGCAGAAAATAACGGCGGCAGCGGCGGTTCTTCCCCGTGTCGAAGGCGGCATCAAAAACGCGCTTGTAAACGCGGCTGCCGAGGCGCGCAATTCGCTTGCCACGTTGGGTGAAACCATCGTCAACACGTTCGACGTAAAAGGCAAGTTAGACACGTTTACAAAGGCGCTACAAAGCGCCGTTTCTTGGTTCGCCAGCCTTTCGGACGCCACTAAAAGCGCGATTATTCAGGCCGGACTTTTTTTAGTGGCGCTAGGGCCGGCCGTAAAAGTGATGGGCGCGCTTTACGGCGCATCGGCGCAAGTGGTTAGCATATTCGGCGCGCTGGCAAAATCTACACAGGGTTTGGCCCTATTTTTCGGCGGGATGACGCAAAGCACAAAGAGCCTTACCGAGTACATAAAAGGCTTTGGTACGGCCATGCTTGGGGTAGAGGGCGCGGCCGTTCGTATGCGGGTTGCCGTCATTGCCGCTACGGCCGGTTTGGCCACTATTGTATTAGGCATTGCCGCTGCCGTCTACCTAATGTCGGAGCGGTTCGATGCGGCCGCGTTTGCGGCAAAGACGTTCGAGGACGCCGGGAAAGGCGTAAGGCAGGAAGCGGCGGCCGAAATCGGCGTTCTGAACAAGAATATCGACGCGCTTAAAGATGTGCGTACCAGCACGGAGGACCGCAAGAAAGCGGCGGACGCGCTGTTATCGGCATACCCTGACTACC